ACATTGAGCTGCGCATGAACATTTCGCGCGGTTTGATGACGCTGATCGACGCGCTGATGCTCGCCGATGGGCACTCGGCTCGCGCCGATTGGGTGATTCCGGTGCTGCAGGCTGAATGTGATCGCAGGGTTCATGCAGCGACTGTGCTCTTGCGCATTGCCGGGATCAATCCATTGATTACGGATCGTGGTCCGCAAGACGCCGCTTAAGCGGCGCTCAAGTTGTTGACTGCACTCAATACAAATGAACGCCATGCTTGAACGCACTTTGAGCACGCCGCTGGCGTTTGCGCTGGCCTACGCTCAGCGTGGCTGGCATGTGCTGCCGCTTGAGCCCAAGGCCAAGGTGCCGCTGGGTCGGCTGGTGCCTCGAGGCCTGCACGACGCCAGCACCGACGCAGAGACCATCCGCACTTGGTGGGCCGCATTCCCTGAGGCGAACGTGGGCATCGCTCTTGCGCCCAGCGGTTTGGTTGCAGTCGACATTGACCCGCGCAACGGCGGCACCGAGACGTTTGAGCAACTTCAGGCTGCGCACGGCTCGCTCAGATCCGATGTCATGGCCTTCACGGGCGGCGGCGGTGAGCACCATGTGTTCTTGGTGCCGCCCAACGCACAGATCAGTTTGCCGGGCTCGCTTGGCCCCGGCATTGACCTTAAGGCCAACGGTTACATCGTCGCTGAGCCATCCATTCACCCGTCTGGCAAGCAGTATGGGTGGGAGGCCTCCAGCAGCCCCTTGGACGGCGTGGTGCCGTCGCCGTTGCCGGATTGGCTGCGCAGCTTGCGCGTCACGTTGCAGATGCCGCCGATGCGCCCGGGCGAGCTGGCGGTTGACGCGCAGCAGGCATCCGACGCGCGCGAGGCGCTGTACTGCCTCAACGCCGACGACTACGACACTTGGGTCCGCGCCGGCATGTCGCTGCATTCGACGCGCTGGGGCCACCCGGCGTTTGCGATGTGGTGTTCGTGGTCGCAGCAGTCGGACAAGTTCGACTCGACCGCCTGCCGCAAGAAGTGGCAGAGTTTTACGCTTGACCAAGAGCGCGGCGACATCGGCCTGACGCTGGCGTGGGTGTTCGGCCAGGCGCAGGCCAGTGGCTGGCGCAACCCGCGCGCTGCGCTGGCGACGGTCACCTCACCTCTTCCGTCGAATCTGCTGCTGAACTTGGAGCAGCTTCAAAAGGCGTCGGCTTCCATTACCTGGCTGGTTAAGGGCGTGGTGCCGGCTGACTCAATTGGCTTGCTGTTTGGCGGCTCTGGCACGTTCAAGAGCTTCATCGCGCTGGACATGGCGCTGCATGTGGCGCACGGCATGAAGTGGCTCGGGCGCAAGACGACCAAAGGCCCGGTGATTTTCATCGCGGCCGAGGGCGGGGCAGGGCTGTGGCGGCGCATCGAGGCGTGGCACAAGCAGCGCGGCCTGAGTTGGCGGGGCATCGAGTTCTATGTGGTGCCGGTAGCCGTTGCCTTGCTGACCGACGCCAAGTCCATCGTGAGCGCGGCGCAGTCGGTTGGCGTCAAGCCCGCGCTGGTGACGGTGGACACGCTGGCTCAGACGTTCGATGGCGAGGAGAACAGCGCCAGCGACATGTCGGCTTACTTGCGCGCGCTGAACAACAGCTTCAGAGCGCTGTGGCAGTGCGTGGTGATGGTGATCCATCACAGCGGTCACCAGGCCACCGAGCGGCCTCGAGGCTCGTCGGCCATTCGCGGCAATGTGGACTTCTTGCTCGGGGTTTTCCGAGAAGAGGCTCAGATGATCGCCAACCTTGAGTGCCATAAACAGAAGGACGGCGAGCTGTTTGATGCGGTGTCGTTCGACCTCACCAGCCAGACGCTCGCAGTGGACTCAGACGGCGATGCAGTGACGTCATTGGTGGCGGCGCACATCAACAGCGCGGCCGAGCTGGTGGCTGCCAAGCAGCGCGAGATGGCGTCAGGGCGCGGCGGCAGAACCGGCGTGCTGTTGGGCATGGTGCAAAACGGAATGCTTGAAAAAGCGTTGCGCCATGAGTTCTACACAGCTCACCCAACGCTTGATCCAGAGGCAAAAAAGAAGGCTTACGGGCGCGCCCTGCTTAAAGCAAAAGAAGACGGCTTCATTGAAGTTGCTGCCACTCAGGGGTCGCTTGAGAAGCGAATTCTGGTGTTGAAGGAGTGGCAATGAGTGTCCCGTTTTGCTTTGAGAAGTGTCCCGAAAACGGGACAAAACAACCGGGACGGGACACGCGCGCGCATAAGGAAATCGGGACATTGTCCCGTCCCGATTTCCGTCCCGTTTGTCCCGATTTTGTCTCGATGAGTGTCCCGACCAAATATGCCCAGACCCAAGCCAGTTAAGTCGCTGAACAGGTTTCAGGTGCAACTCAGCGATCACCAACTGGCGGTGTTCAGGCGCTTGGGCGGCTCGCAGTGGTTGCGTCAACAGCTTGCCATTGTCGAGGCCCGTGCGCACAACGTGCACGAACTGCTGGCCGCTGGCAAGAGCCACAGCGTGATCGCCCAAGAGTTGGGCATCTCGACCAAGACCATCCAAGTTGTGAAGAAACAGAACTGGTTTCCAGAATGACCAAAACACTAAAACACGTCAGCGGCCCGGCGCTCACGATCAGCCACCGCATCGGCAGCAAAGCCTGGTGGAACGCTGCCGCCCAGCCCGGCGAGCCCGGCTACGTCGAGCCGCGAATCACCAGCGACACCAAGGTGACGATCTGCCCGAGCTTCAGCGATCACCCGCGCTGGAGCAACACCTACACGCAGATTCCATGAGAGATCCGTTTGTCATTGACGGCCCAACGTGCATAAGCTTCAGCGGGGGCAGGACGAGTGCCTACATGCTGTGGCGGGTGCTGCAGAGCAACGGGGGGCTGCCCGATGACGCGCGGGTGTGCTTTGCAAACACTGGCAAGGAGCACGAAGCGACGTTGGACTTCGTGCGCGACTGCGGTGCCGCGTGGGGTGTGCCGATTACTTGGCTGGAATGGCAGCCCGAAGATCCGATGTGGCGTGAGGTGACGTATGACACGGCATCACGTCAAGGCGAGCCGTTTGAGCAGTTGATTGCCAAGAAGAACTATTTGCCAAACCCAGTCACTAGGTTTTGCACGGTGGATTTGAAGATCAAGCCGTTTGCCAAGTACTTGCGCAGCATTGGCTGGGATGAATGGGACAACTTGATCGGCATCAGAGCAGATGAGCCGCGCCGCGTTGCCAAGATGCGCGCCAACCCGTCTGATGGGATGCGCGGCATTTATCGGCGCGTGCCACTGGCTGATGTCAGCGTCACCAAGCAGGACGTGGCTGCGTTTTGGCACAGCCAGCCGTTTGATCTGGGGCTGCCCAATTTAGGCGGCACGACATATCACGGCAACTGTGATCTGTGCTTTCTGAAGGGAGCCTCACAGATTCTCAGCCTTATCACCGAGTCGCCAGAGCGTGCAGTGTGGTGGGCCAAGCAGGAGGGCAGCATTTCAAGCCCCGGCATTACCGGGGGGGGGTACTTCCGCAAGGATCGCCCCTCCTACGCCTCCATGTTGAAGTTCAGTCAAGAGCAGCGCGACATGTTTGACAAACAGGAAGAAGCAATCAGTTGCTTCTGTGGCGAATGAGCGCAGCCAGCCGACGCAAGGGCAGGGTGGGCCAGCTCGCAGCGCGTCACCTGCTGCTCAAGCGCGATTGGTCGGTGGCTGAGCTTAACGGCGGCACGTCGGTCGAGGATTTCATCGCGACCGATCCGACGGGTGCAGCCTGGGCGGTGGAATGCAAGAACACGGTGGCGATCACAACCGCTCACCGCAAGCAGGCAATGGATCAGGCGGCGTCACGTCGGCTGCGTTGGATGCTGATCTCGAAGCTGGCCGGCACCTCGAGCTGGCTGGTGCAGCGGCAGGGCGAGCGGCCGGTGGTTTGGCATGAAGGTGGTGAGGAATGAACGCATCAAAACACCAAGTCGGCGGTGATCACTACATGGGCGGCATCCAACCGTGGGACGTGATGCAAAGTTGGATGAGCCACGAAGCCTTTGCCGGCTACCTCAGAGGCTGCGCGCTGAAATACCTTGCTCGCTACCAGCTCAAGGGTGGCGTCGAAGACTTGCGCAAGTGCAGGCACTACCTTGACAAGCTGATCGAAGTTGAGGTGGGTGAATGAAACGCGAGGACGTCGATTTCCACGCCGCGGTGCCCTACGCCCACGAGTTCATGGACAAACGCTTGAGGGATTGGGCCAGATGGTGCCGACCCAAAAATGGCGGCTACATCCACCCAATGTGGCGGACCTTTGTTGCCAGCCAGGTCTTTGAGGGCGCCATTAGCTCCATGCCGCTCAACACGCTGGACGCCCACGAGATCGAAAAAGCCGTGCGTGCGTTGCCTGAGCGCCATGCATTTGCGGTGAGGTGGGCGTATGTGTACGGCGGCAACCCACGCCGGGCAGCTCAGCACGCTGGTGAGACCGTGGCCGGGCTGGATCGCCTGGTCAACGACGGCCGGCAGATGCTGATCAACCGCAAGGTTTGACACGCACAAAAGCATGCGCTACACTCGCGGCATAGCACCGCGTAGACGCACAGAGGCAAGGTCCGTGAGGATGGACCGGCGACTGTAGGAAGGCCACCGAAGGGTGGCTTTTTGCATTGCGCGGCGTGTTTCGGGCGGCCATCCTTCAAACCAATTTCGCAGTTGCCGAATAGGTTGCGTCCGCCCACCTTTACAACCGCTTTCCCGCTGGGAAGCGGAAGCCGGCAAGCGAGTAACTCCGGCAGCAAGGCTCGCAGTCACCGACGTAGCAGCCGCCTGCGGGTCTCTGGACTCGTCTCTCACCCATGGGCGGGACGGGCGGTGGCATTTTTTGGAAATCCATATGTTGCAAATGCTTCGAGATCGCATTTTGGTTAAACCACGCGTGCGCTCGCTTTCTGACGTGTTGATCGTCAACAACACCGAAAAGCTCAATCAGGGCGAAGTCGTGTCTGTGGGACCGCTCGCGCTTGATGTGCAACCAGGCGATCAAATCAAGTATGGGCTGTTCGAGTTTCCGACTTACGTTGAAGCTGGCGTGACGTATCAAATCCTTCAAGAAGCCGATGTGGCTGCGGTGGTCGAGGACTGATATGCCTGGCGGTCGCCCCACTATTTACGACCCAGCCTATTGCGAGCGCGTGATCGAGTTGGGCAAAGAAGGCTGTTCCGTGGTTGAAATGGCGTCGGATTTGAACGTGTCGCGCAACACGTTAGAAACAAGCTGGCCCGCCGAACACCCAGAGTTTTTGGAA